GGGAAGTATTCACGTTCACGCCACCGTTGGTGAACTGAGGAGTGTTAATGGTCCCCGTCACCGTCGAGACTCCGGCGCCGTCTACTAGTTGCGTGTTCCCTGCCGAGCCCGAGGCCGGAGCCAGGGGAATGTAATTGCCGGCAATCGCCGATGGCGCGAGCGGGTCATCGTAGATGTCGAGCGAATTGAACTTTAGGCTGTCCCACTTGATGTCGTGGCGTGAGTTGGAAACGTCTCGCCGCTGGGAGTCAAGGGCATTGGCAATGGCGGCGAACCCAAACACGTTCGTAATCCCCAAGTCGACCTCGCCGCCCGTCACTCTGGCCTGAGCCCATCCTTTCATCAGCGCGTTGAAATCGATCTGTCCGGTGCCGTTCGTCGCCAGCGCTGCTTGCGAAGTACCGTTGGTCGTTCCACCGAGCCAGATAGGAGTCGAGTTCAGCGCGATACCGACCGCGCCATTCCGCGTCTGACCGCCATAGACCGAATAGATATTTCCGAAAGGCGAAGGATCGATACCGTTGTTCAGCGCTTCATCGAGACCATTGGAATTCAGGGTCCGGTTGTCGGAGATGTTGGCGCCGGAAGCTTGGCCGTGCCGGAAGCTGTCCATTTCGAGCATGGTGTTAATCATGCTTGTCATGTTCTGGATCAGCACTTCGTACATATCGTAGATGCGCGCGGGACCGGAGTTGACCACGCCACCGCCTGAGCCATCATCCAACTCCCAGTCGTCGATCGGCACCCAGGACACATAAGCTTTTGGGAAAAACTTCATGCCAGAAGTGATTTGCTGGCGAAGCACAGAGACAGTCGACCCGGGCGAGAGGGCCGCGCCTTGAACGTGACCGTAGAGGAAGTTCTCGCGCATCGCGGATCCGCCCAAAAATGGGTCTGCAACACCCTTGCGCCGGAGGACCGCCTGGAATGCTGTGTCCACGAAAAGATTGTCAAAGACAACGTTCTTACGGACACTTTCGAGGTTCGAAGAATCTATTTCGTTGAAGAGTGGGTCCGCAATGCAAGAAACGCTCAGCAGAAAAAGTCTTTCGATGAACAGCACCAACAACCTGATCAGCATGATTTTCTCCTAAGCGATTGCCACTACTTTCGCGTTTTCTGAATTCTTTTCACGCTGGCGTTCTTTTGTTTTGCGTGAGGCAAGTTTCTTTTTCTCGCGGTACGCTTCGTCAGAAGCATAGCGTTCTTTGACCATGCGTCTGCGATTTTCTGGATCTCGCCAAGTCGTCGCGTTGTGATACGCGTAATGCGTAGTTAATTTTGCTTTGACTTGCTCCGCTGAGATTCCGATTAAAGATTGGCCTTCAAGAAAATCTAACGCTTTCGTCTCGTCAACTTGAAGTTTCCGGCGCGCACTCAGGAAGGTATAAATTTGAGCAATGAAAACTCGCGCTCTGTCCCCGCAAATGTTCCAAGCATAGTGCGCGAATTCTCCTCTCACTGTCGCCATCGTGACGCTTCCGCCAAACCAATCACGCAGTCGGTACAAAATTTCCGGGTCTTTTTGGACAACATGTATCGCGAAGGAACGTTTACCTCGTCCACAGAGACGAGCGCAGCCTTCGCCTTCATAAACTCCTGCTGCCCAAGCAATATCGATGGCAGAGGGAATTTTAGTGGCATCTAGTTCAGCGCGATTTGGACGTGTGCGAAATAGCATGTCCGGATTCTACTGCACCATCGAACTTCGTTCTGCAAACTCTTTCTGGATGTTCGCGTGCGTGTTGGCCTTGCGCTGCTCTGGCGACATCTTGAGCGGATCCTGGCGCTTGCCTTCCGCCTGAGCCTTACTGATGCTCGAAAATGCTGACTCCTGCGGGATGCGCACGTTGGGATTGTTGCCGATCTTCTCGGCCCATTCCTGATCTTTCTTCTTCTCTACTTCCATGCGGATCGCGTCATCGTGCTTCTTTTGTTCTTCCGCCTTAATCGCGGATTCGCGACCAGCGAAATCGTACTTCTTCGCGGCCCACTCTGATGCTGACATGCGATTCGCGGCAGCTTCGCGAATCAGAGCCGTGGGCGAGTCGGGCATCTCTTTGCCGTGCAGCCGGCGATAGTTCCACTGGGTATCGGCTGCGAAAGAAAACGCGCTACCAAGTTCGCCAGCGAGTTCCTTCTTCAGATCGACAAAGGCAGGACTGCCAGGAGAGGCATTCGCGCCGGGTACGAACTTTCCATCCGCACCGCGCGTGGCAGGAGTACTGGGGGTAATTGTGGGGATTGCTTCGAGGATTTCCTTTGGCAGATACCCGGAGTCCTTGACTTTGGCGATGAACTGCTCTGCAGCGGCAAGCTTGGTCGAGAGCACCGTGTCGCGATCGGCCCAGTTCGCCAGAGCCGGAGCAATGGTCTTGTCATACTCTTCGCGCTGCGCACGCAAGGCGAATTCGGCCTTTTCCTGTGATTCGTTCGCGGATGAGACTACCCGCGTAAGACCTTCCATCTTGGTTTGGTCGAGTGCTTTTATTTCATCTTCCGACCAGCCGGTTTCCTTCAGAACATCCGCAACGGTTTTTGCCATAAGTACTCCTCAGAACTAATACGGTGGGCTCTGCTGTGGCGCTTCATTCTTGGGCTGTGTCACGAGCGCTGTCTGCGCTTCATTGATGCCTTCAGCAGCCTTCGATAGTCCGGGGGAAAGGACGGGATTCTGCTGCGCGAGCGCCTTACAAGCCTGATACAACTTCGCGAGCGCCATGCTCTCGGGACTGGCCGGCGCCTGAGAAGGGGCTCCACCACCGCCGCCAGCTTCAGGACCACCGGGAGTCGGTTGCGGTTGCGGCTGTCCGCCACCTGCGCCTGGACTTGCTGCGCCTGGATCTGGAGTTCCGGGTGCCGCCATTTATCGTTTGCCCTTCTTGTGAGCAGTCTTGATTAGGCGCTTGCCTTTGCCTTTTCCATGACCGCCCTGTTTCGGATTTCGGTGATTTTGACCGGCATGGTGCTTAACCATGCGGAACTTTCCTTTGCGAGCCATTCGCGGACCTCTCAGGAGTTGTGAGGAGAACCCAAACGCTTTGGGGGAGCCCTTATTAAGAACTCCCCCGCGTGATTGAATGTCTGGGAGCTATTTGCCTCGATGCTTCCGGCCACCCTTTTTGTGACCCTTTTTGCCCTTCTTCATGTGTGAGCGCTTGCCACCACGGTGACGCTTTGCCATATTTCCTCCAAAAAAGTCACGGCCCTAAACCGTGAACTTGGTTTAGAGCCGCTGGCAATTCCTGAAGTAAAGGCTGTCGGCGAATCTCGCTGTACAGTGACACAAGTACAGGAATGAAAATACTAAGTCAAGGAAAAACTTTTGTGACTAGAGTCACATGCCGAGAATTTCGCGCACACTTTCTCTCTGTGCAGCCGTGCAGCGCGTCTTTTCCTTGAGTACAACACGCTGTATTCCGCCTTCGGAAATGTGGTAAGTCAGTTCGCCAGTCGTCTTGCGCTCGCGGATTACTTTCAAGATCGTCTCAGGCGGAAGTTTTCCGTCAACGAACGTAGTTTCCGTCAAAAGAAAATCAGCATTCGTCTTAATCAAGTCATCCTCTCGCATCTAGTCATTTCCCTTCGGCGTTGAGCCGCTAGTCTCACGCCTTCGCCAACTCTTTTCCGATGCTCATCACTTAGAGGGATTCCAGTTCGAGATTTATTGATCGCGATAATGTGCTCTGCGGCACTTGGATTGAACAGTCTTCCTTTATGCGATAGCGACAATTTTCGCCGTGTTTCAGCAGACAGTGGACCTCGCTTTAGACCACGCTGCCATGCTCCTAGTTTTTCTCTCGTTTCTACGCTTGGACTGTAATCTTTTTCACCGCCGCTTGTGTAGTTCAAAAGTCGACATCCTTGCGCACGATGAGTTGTGATCCACTTGCGCTCCGCTTCACCAGAATCTCTTTCCGCGACAATTTCCAAAACGCGAAGATTTGGTTCCTTCCCCAGAGAACGAAGCTTTGTGATCCAATTCACAAAATGAAGGTTAGGTCCGCGATATATGTGGTTTCGAAATCGTTTCCATAGGAAACGAGTCAATCCCACGTATCGCACCGTGGAGTCGCGCGGGTCGAGCAATGCGTAAATATAAACGTTCAGGGTCACGAGGTCTTCTGGACTACTCTTGGCTCTCCACCTGCTCCGCCTTTTTGGGCGGTTTTGGGCGGTTTCTGCATCGAGTTCGGTCTCCCGCCGCCTTTGCCCTGGCCGGGTCCACCTTCGCCGCCGAGTCCGAGAGCAGCCGCTAACTTCGCCGCTGCTGCTTTGACTTTCAGCATCTCTAACTCTTCATTCATCCAGCGCTCGAAGCCTGTATTTCCTTTGGGTTCTCCCCAGTTCTCCACACCAATCTTGCCCATGATGTCGCCCCAGGCAATCGGTGCACCCATCTTTTTCAGCAGAATAAGTTTTTGTTGTTCGTCGCGCTGCGTGATCTTTAGAAGCGTTGACGGCACGGAGATCAATCGGAGGTTAGAAACAAACCGCTTCGCGCGATCCATATGCGAATAGATCGACGCTTGGGAAGGAGGCCCTAAGAGAGTGGAGTTGCCTTCCGTGTGCGGCGTCATTTCATCCGGCATGTGTGAAGGAACCATCGAAGCCGGGTCGAAATCGAACACTTCAGACGTTATGTTATCCGGCCCGATGATCTCGATGATTCGCTTAGTGTCGTACCACTGCACGATTAATGATGGCAATTGGTAGGCAACTTTCGCATTCGCCGTTTCCATGCCGGCAGCGATTCCCTTCGCGATCGGACCAATCTCTTCCAGAGCCTTGTCCATCGTCTCGCCGGAAATATTGAATTTCAAATTTGCGAGGTTGCCGAGATCCTGAATACCTAACTGCTGCTCGCGCATCTTGGTCAAGAAATCGAGGAACTTAAAGTGAACGTCTTCGACGCGCACTTCGTCGGGTAAAAGCGACTGCAACATCTTCTTGGGCTCACCATCGAGACCGAGCCGCTGATTCTGCTTGAAGATGTCGAAATTCTCAATCGTGGGGCCGGCGCTAACTGACCGGTCATAGCCCATCGGAGGATCCAGAGTGGTACGTCCCACCTGATCCATTTTTCTTTCCCACTTGCGTTTCGTAACTTCAATTGATCCGACATCACTCACCAGAGAACGACCGATTGGCTCCCAGGCCCAATCGTCGACGTCATACTGCACTGGGGGTATGACACCGTGCCAGTCGAAAGCTGGACCGTCATACATGGGGATATTCACACTCGGAGAAGTAATGATCTCGCGCAGTTGAGGATAAACGCGGCAGTCTCCGAGCCGCGCTTTACGCATGTACGGAGAACCATCGCGGATGCCGGCGACGATGTCGTCTCCGATAGATGGCACTTCATAAAACCATGATGTGTCGACATCACCCATCGGCAACTTGTGCCCGGTGGTGTTAATACGAAGATCGCGCACGAAGGTGTAGCGAATCTCGCAGTAGAGGTCTCCCCAATGTCGCGCATCGCTCTGCCCATAACGGAAACGTTGCGCATAATCCGCGCGCCGGCACTGTACGCGGTTTTTGTAACTGATGTCACTAACCGGCTTCAAACGCTCTTGGAATAAAGGAAAGCGAGCGTGCGCCTCTGCGATCGGCATGTACTCAAATACGGTTTCTGAGTAAGACTCTTGAGTATCGTTTGACGATGGAATCTGGACCGGAATTACATCGAGTAATCCGAGAGCTTCGAAAATTAACTTGCGCGGACCAAAGCCATAGTCGAGCGTTTTTACCTTCGGCCAGATGTAGCCGCGTCCCATGACAGCCGAGAACTGCAAGGCTTTTCTTACTGAACGTGGGAAGGCCGCTTCCAAATAGATACCTTTCGAGACCTTGTTTAGCATGGTCGCAAAGCCTCTGAACTGCACCGCGTCACTGGTATAAGTGCCGATTTCGCGGACGTCAGAGATGGTCTCGATGAATTTTCGAATGTCGTACTTTAGGCCGTTTGAAACTAGCGAGGAGTCAGTTCCATCGTCGATGACGCCATCGAAGATCTTGAGATTGCGCGCGAGATCTTTATAGGAGCGTTGATCTTGGAGCCAGCCTTCACCTTCTTCTAGTTGCTCCTCCACCCAAGCCGCGCGGTCTTCGGCAGGACGCTCAAAATAAGGCACCTGCCAGTCCATGTGCTCAAGGTCGCCCATTAGGAAGCCACTCCTTCTTTCTTCTCACACGCCATTGCAGGTTCAATCGTCCACGGCTTTCGGGTGTCACGGCGTTTCTGCGCTTTCTCAAGGGCTCGCGCCATGAACTCTTTATTCACGGAGTCATTTGAGTTCTGTAGTCCCTGGCGCAGTTCATCAATCGAAGCTTTCTCGATCGCGTCTTCCACTTCCTTGCGCTTCGCCTCTTGCATTTCGTGCTGCAGGATCTCTTGCGCGCGCAGCTTTTTGCTCCAAAACTCAACTTCGTGCGCGTGGTAGCACAAGATGCGTTCGAAGCCTTCTGGGGGATTGTCGATGAGTGCAGAGGGAGGATTCCAGATGAAATCAAAATTGCGGTTGTACCAAAACGCGACCGGCTTGGACATTTGCACTTGCCGGCGTTCGCCGCCAGAGATGATGATTTTTCCCATCAGAAACCTTCCATCATTTTCTGTACAAGGTAATCGTTCCTGGCAAGTGTAGCAGGGGTGTCTATGATTTCAGGCAGTTTGTTGGTTGGAGGTCGGTAACGGCGATTGGTCCGATCCGCCATGACGTCAAAAGCGTGCCGCGTGAAGTAGCTTTGTGCTGCCGCGCGCACGCGATCGTCAAACTTTCCAGACTGATGCTCCATCTTGCTTTTGCCGCGACTGGCGGCGAGTTTCCTTTCGAGAGATCCGCACTCCGCGATGAGATACCGCGAGTTGGGCTTGTACCAGCCGTTCACGATGGCATCGATGTAGCGATTCATTAGCATGGGGACCGACCACGCCGTCGAGTACCATCCTTCTTTGTGGCCTTTATTTTGATCCAGCTTCTTGCTGTCGTAGCGCACGTCGACGTGATGGAAGGTGAAGCCCATCAATTTGAGTTGTAGTTGGCAGTCGTCACCTGGGCGCTCTCGCTGTTCAATGGCAAATTTGCAGCCACGAGGATCAATTGTGTTCTTTCCGTACCAAGCGGCAAGGCAAGCAGCGAATCCAACCATCTGAGGAGCGTTAAGTCTGTTAGAACACAACTCGGCGCACTGTTCATCCACTTCTTCCTTTGTCATGCTTCTGGCAATCGAGAGAACACTTCTCTCTTCATCTTCGTGCCCGAGCCCGTCTGCGGTATCGACGCCAATCGAGTAATCCTGCGGCTCGCCTTCGTGCCCGGGCCGCATGTTGGGTTGCTCGAAGATTAGCACTTTGTCGAGAGCTTTTCTTTCGTTGGACTCATCGAACGGCTTCAGCGGAACCAGTAACCAGTCATAGCGTTGTGCGCGATGGGACGTCCATTCGACCCTGATTCGCGGAAGATCGTAGTCGATCTCGTCGACGTGTGGTTCGAAGCCTTCATCAATCGAGTTGCCGGTAACGGCGTACGCCTGGAATTCCCGCTTGCGATCCGTCTCTACAGTTTCAACTACGATCGG